CCAACCAGATAAACTTAGAGGAGCAAGAAGAACAGACTTGTATATTAACGAGTGCAACAATATTCCATTTGATGCATACCAACAGTTAGTAGTAAGGACATCAGGAAACGTCTGGTTAGACTACAATCCATCTGCATTGTTCTGGGTAGACAAAGAACTAATAGGGAAAGAAGATACAGACTTTATTACACTAACCTATAAAGATAATGACTCACTACCTATAAGCATTGTAAAGGAAATAGAGAAAGCAAAGGATAAGGCTAAGACATCTACTTATTGGGCTAACTGGTGGAGAGTATACGGACTTGGAGAGGTAGGAAGCTTAGAGGGTGCTTGCATACCAGACTGGAAAGAAATAGATACAGTACCACAAGAAGCAAGGTTACTAGGTTACGGAATGGACTTTGGCTACAGCGTAGACCCTACAACATTAATAGCACTATACAAATGGAATGATGCTTATGTATATGATGAGGTACTATATCAAAAGGGAATGCTTAACAGAGACATCAGTAGATTCTTAGAGTCACACGATATAAGAGAAAACATAACAGCTGATAGTGCAGAGCCTAAATCAATAGCAGAGTTACAGGGATATGGTCATAACATACACGGGGTAAGTAAAGGAAGAGACTCAGTTGTATATGGCATCAACTTAATGAATCAAAACGAGATATACGTTACAAGCCGTTCTAAGAACCTTAAAAAAGAATTAGGTGGTTATATATGGGCAACAGATAAAGAAGGCAACAAGACCCAGAAGCCAAGCGGTCTGCATCCCGATTGTATAGATGCTGCACGGTACATACTAACCGATACATTAGAGAACCCAAACAAAGGGCAGTATTTTATATATTAACTTTGCTAGTTCAAAAATTAGTTGTAGGTTTGGTGTATAATTAAAAACAAACAATATGTACGACCCATCAAACGAACCAAAAGAAAACCAATGCCTAGAATGTCTTAATCCTTGTGATGGAGACTTCTGTAGTAAACAATGCGATAGAGCTTATATGAGTTAAATTATTAATATTTACAAAAACGAAAGATATGAAAGATATGAAGGATTTAAAAGAAAGTTTAGAGTACAAGTTGGTAAGACAATTAACAGCAGAAGAGAATAGAAGCCTTGTAAGGAGCACAATCAAGAGAGGGTTAATATTAACAGGCATTTGTATTATAAGCCTTCACGTCTTCTTAAATGCATTCCTATGGCTACTCAAGTACTAAAGGACTGGGAAGTAAAGAAAGAATGTTGGGCTAACGATGTATATGTAATACAGACACCGATATCATCTAAGTGGAAGAGAGGTGGACAACCTGTTACCCTAACGATAGATTATCAAAGGACATACAAGAAAGGAAAAGAAATCTTTGAGCAGAACAGTAAAGAGCTAGAAGATAAGATAGATGAGATATACAGATATCTATACGAGAATAATATAAAATAAAAGGAAGGTTGCAGAGATGTAGCCTTCTTTCTGTTTATACAAAACACTATAAATTTTATTGTTATACTATATGAAAGTAGAAATACAAATACCAAGTAACTTGTCTGAAATAACACTAGAGCAATACCAGAAGTTTGCTAAGTTAAATACAGATGAGAATCAAGAGAGCAGCTTCTTAATGCACAAGACCGTTGAGATATTCTGCGACCTTAACCTAAAGGATATAGCAAAGATTAAATACATCTACGTACAAGAGATACTAAACGATATAAACAAACTCTTTGAATCTAAACAAGACTTAACACCTACGTTTACAATGAAGGGTGTTGATTATGGTTTCGTACCTGTGTTAGATGATATGACACTAGGAGAGTATATAGACCTTGATGAGAACTTTACTGATTGGGATATGATGCATAAGGCTATGGCAGTTCTTTACAGACCTATCACATTACAAAAAGGAGACAGATACCAGATAGAAGAGTACGAAGGTTTAGAACGTGCTGACCTAATGAAGCAAATGCCTTTGGATGTAGTAATGGGTTGTATGTTTTTTTTTTGGAGTTTAAACGAAGAACTACTGAAAACTACCCTGAGTTATTTGAATCAGGAAATACCGAAGGAACTGACTACGGAGCAGCTACAAACTTTGGCAAAAAATGGGGGTGGTATCAATCACTCTATGGACTCTCTAAAGGAGATGTTAGACGATTTGAACATATCACTAAATTAAACTTCCACGAGTGCTGTATGTTTTTAGCATTTGAAAAAGAAAAGAACCAACTAGAAGCAAAACTAAATAAGAACAGATGACAGGATTTTACAACGTAACGAAGAAAATAAAGGATGCACTTAATGCAGAGCCTTTTGTTAATACGGTTTCTTATGGTAGCTTAGATGATGTTGATTTAAATAAACAAACCATCTTTCCTTTATCTCACATAATAGTAAACAACTGCAATGTAGTATCCAATACAATGACGTTTAACATTAGTATCCTAGCAATGGATATTGTAGACGAATCAAAGGACGAGGTTACAGATATTTTTGTTGGTAATGATAATGAGCAAGACGTACTTAATACTCAGTTAGAAGTGCTTAATAGAGTTGTAGCGTTATTACAAAGAGGGGATTTATATACAGACCTATTCCAAATAGAAGGCACTGTAGGATGTGAACCATTTGTAGATAGATTTGAAAACAAGTTAGCTGGATGGGCTGCAACATTTGACGTATTAGTTAAAAACGATATGACAGTATGCTAACCAATACTAAAGAATCTTTAGAGAAGTTCAGGAAGTTTGTTGCACAACAATCTAGAAGCAGACTATCTAAGGCTAAAAAGAACGATTCTAAGGGACTCTACAAGAAATTGGATGGTGTACTAAAGGTCAGTCCTAATTCGTTTAAACTAAGCTGGGATTTAGGCTATGGTAATTTCCAAGATAAAGGTGTAAGCGGAACTGAAAAGAAATACGATACTCCATATAGTTACAAGAGTAAGATGCCACCAATAAAGCCATTAGCTGAATGGGCACAAAGAAAAGGAATAAAACTAAGAGACGAAAAGGGTAAGTTTAAAAAGGGTGGATATAAAACATTAGGTTTTCTTATAGCTAGAAGTATACAGCGTAAAGGTATTAAGCCTAGTCTATTCTTTACTAAGCCATTTGAACAAGGTTTTAAGAAGCTACCAGACGAACTACTAGAAGCATACGGATTAGACGTAGAAGAGTTCTTACAATTTACATTAAACAAAAAATAATGAGTACAAAGATAAACGTTAGAAGTCCTTACTTTTTAAGATTTACAGAACCAGTACAGGAATATGGCATCTTCATATGTGATACCGCTAACCTTAGAAACTTCTCTGTAGATAGTAACGGTGTAATAAACAATCCTAATATATCAAAAGGAACTATACTAGACCAGTCAGTTTATAGTTTTAATGCAAACAATGGAGCAACTTCAATTTCAAGAAGCGTTACATACACTATAGCTATACCATCAAACTATACTAACTCTGGTGACTCTACTATTGACTGCGTCCAAACATTTGACCAACCTTCTCAGGTAGTAAGTCCCTCTTGCCCTGCATTTTCAGGTACAGTACCAAACCTTTCAAACATAGCCCCATCTTTAGAACAACTAATAGATGTTGATTCTTACTTTACACAGGGGACTGAATCAATAGCAACCTACGAGGTTTCAAGGATAAGTGGTAGCGGTTCGGTAACGGCTGTTATCTCGGGTACAGGGTCTAGTACCATTTGTAAAATACAATCTTCTACACCTTGTGTAAGTGCGGTGTTTCAATTTAAAGCTATAAACATCTCAGGAGACTGTACAACGGTTTCAAATAGTTTCTCTTTTAATACTTCAGGTTGCGTTAATTTTGAATGTCTTACTGCAGACATAGATGATACAACTGGACGCATAGAAAAAAACGGAACGGTACACAAATCTACTTGGGGTCTTGGAGGTCTTCAATTAAATAAACTTCTTTACGGTTCTACTGATATTACTACAAGCTTAAACGTAGGGGATAACAATACAGGTTCAGATAGAAGTATAGTATTAACATACAGATTTAACATTCCTATTGGATACACAAACTATCCTGGTACATTTGACTGCGATGTACCTTATTTACAACCTGCAACAGAAAGCGACCCTCTTTTCGGTTGTGCTGAAGCTGGGATTACTGATGCCTTCATATCAGACAGTGGAAACATTGCAGCACCTAAGTTAGCACTAGGAAACCTTATTAGTTGGACTCCACAATCGTTTAATGAAGTTCTTTTTGATACTCCACGAATTGTAACCTTTACAATAGAACCACCAGCTACTAATTT